GGAGTTAATACTTTTTAAGGTATATACAACTAAATTTTCTTCATCAGGATGTACATCTATGACTATAGAATCATGTACAGTATTAACTATACAGGATTGTGCATCTTGTAGTCTCTTTTCTATCTCTAGTAATACAACAGGAACAACATCTGCAGTTGCAAAACTTTGAACAGGATAGTTTTTTATCTGAGTAAAGTGTGATACCTTACCATATACATTCCTCTCTACATCAGGAAAAGAAAATTGTCTTCCTGATGGTGTGGTAATCTTGCCTGTGCTTATAGCCTCTTGAGCCAATTTGGAATGCCATAATGCGATTTCCTTGTACTTCTTTGTGAACATCTTATAATACTGTGCTTCAGCATTCGTTCTCCCAAAGCCTGTTGCTCCGTAGAGGGGTGCAAAGGTATGAGCTTTCGCCTCTTGCCTAGTAGTTTTCTGCCCTGCATCACTAATAACACGAGCAGTATAGCTATGCACATCAAATCCATCTTCAATCTCCTTCATTGCTATTTTGTCTTGAGACAGGTAGGCTGCAGTTCTAAATTCTAATTGTGCAAAGTCTGCCTCTAGTATCTTTCCACCTTCCCATCTTGATACAAATACTTTCTTTACAGGAAACGTACCGCCTCTAGGCATATTCTGCATATTAGGGTCTGCTCCACTAAATCTTCCTGTAGCAGTTCTATGTTGTAATAGTCTAACATGAAGTTTGCCATCAGGTTTTGTGTAAGTATTTATACCATCAACAAAAGATGATAAGTAAGTTTCCAATGCTGACAATCTCTGTAAATCTTCTAAAAACTGTACTGCATTTGTAAGGTTATTCTTTTTAGCTATGTTCTGTAGTATAACTAAATTAGTTTTATTAACTGTAAATCCATTTGCACTAACCCACTTTGCATTTGGTGGTGTAAACTTTAGTCCTGCTATTCTACTTGTTGGATTAAAAAGATATCCTGCACCATTGCACTCAGGACAACCATTAGGTCTAGCATAAGGTGTCCCATTCTTCCTAACTTTTCTTACTTTACCTACACCATCACAGTTACGACATTGAACTGCAGTTGTTCTATAGACAACATCAGAGTTATTTTTTATAGCCTGTGCATAATCTTTGTCTGACATATAGGGTGTAAAGGAATTTGCCCACATGACTTTATCCTTAGGCTTTCTACTATAGATAACCCAAGACATTTGTTCAGGACTACTTAAATTAATAGGGGTGTCTCCCATCAGTTGTACAACTTGTTCTTTCAGTCTGTTTTCTATCTGAATTTTTTCTTGCTCAAACTCCTGTTTTACTTCTGTGAGTTTATTTTTATCTACAGAAAAACCATTCTTATATATCTTAGCTAAACATACTGACACTTTGTTTGTTAGTATAACTGAATCCATCAGCTTGGCATATTCTACTGTGTTTAATTTTCTATACAACTTATCCGAGAGTTGTTGAGTTGCCTTTAAGTCTGCTGATAAATATTCTTTTAATTCATCTCTTGGTATACCATCTACTCCAACACCTTGAGCAAAGTAATGCTTAAGTGTATCTTTCTTTTGTGTTTCTAATTCATATCTTTCTGCACAAGCCTCAAGAGATAAAGGTTGCTTAATGCCTCTTTGTATTATGTATTCAGCTAACATGGTATCAAATACTGCACCATCATATTTGTATCCACACTCCCACAACCACATCAAGTCATAGGCTATGTTATGTCCTATCAATATTGTTGCTCTGTCTAAAACTTCCTGTAGATATATTCCATCAGGCACATCCATATTAAATAAATGTTGTTGTCCATTGTCTTCCAAACAACCTACCATTATTAATTTATTTGTAGGCTCAAATGGGTCAAGATGTAACTTACCATCTCTTTTTGTTGTTGTGTTTTCTACATCAAGAGTTAGCTTCATAGATACCTCGCAGTTAAATAATCTAATTCACAATGCTGAACACCATGCCATCCTGATAACTTATTCTTAACAACATTTAAATGTCTAGCAGGACTTTCTTCCTCTCCACCATCAGGATTCTTAACTGTATCTTTTGCTATTAGAATCATTAAATCTGCCTCTGCTGCCTTACCTGTTCTACTACCTTCCATCATAGCCTGATTAAGATAAACTTTACCCTCTGCCTCTGCAGATAATTGCGACATATAAAACATGGCACACTCATGCATCTTTGCAATCTGTCTTGCATGAATTGCATTTGCCTTTAGTGCCTCATCAGGTCTAGCAAAACCACCTGCCTTTGCAAACTTATCTCCCATATCTAATATTACTACATCAGGTTTATAAGATTTGCAAACACTTTCTACCCAATTCATATCTCTTCCTGAGGCATCCTTAATAAATATGTTCTTTTTTACTGCCTCATACTTATCTCTTGCCTTATCAGGATTTTCTTTTATCTCATGCATTGTCATGCCTGTAGCTGATGTTAAGTATCTTGCACCAACTCTATGTGCTGATTCCTCATTACATAACACAACACATCTAGCACCTTGATGTGCAAACCCACCTTGTCCTGCAACAAGTGAGGCATGGAATGATGTCTTGCCTGTATTTGGTCTAGCACCTATCTCAATCAAGTGTCCTGCACTCACTCCCTCTACCTTCCTAGTCAATGCAGGAATATTAAATATCCACTTTGCCTCTAAACTATTCTTAGCTATTAAAGTTTCTAAACTCATGTCATCCCATTCAATATTTAAATTAGGTGTAAAATCATCTCCATATAATTCCAAAATATTACGAATGGGTTCAAGTGAGGATTGAGTACCATTAACATAGTCAAAGCCAATATTAGCAATGTCCTCACCAACCACCTGCTGAAATAACTTAGATAATACTTCCTGTGCGACATCTTCTCCAAGTGGATTCTCCTTTTTTATTTGTGTAAACAAACTCAAGTAGGCTTGTTTTTGTGCAGTAGTCATTGATGGATTACCTGATATAAACAAGGCTTCAATCTCATCAGGTGTTACTGTTCTTTCATATGTGGACATAGCCTTGTCGATAGCCTGTTTAATTTTTCTTACATCTTTACTAAACAATCTATCAGGACATTTTGCTCCTCTATGTTCATCATAGAATTTTTTGTCCATTAAACTTCTAATTAACGATAGTTCCATGTTGTTTCTCCTTAGGGGTTAGGTTGTATAAATTATTTAAATCTTCTTCGTTTCTATATTTTAAGTCATCCTTTAATTTTAAAACTCTTACATCACTCACATGACCTCTTAACTCTTTTGCAAAGGCTAGTGTCTTGGGCATTGCATCAGGGTCTAGTGCTATTATCACAGTTGAGAATTGCGATAGGTACTTTCTATGTGATTCACTTAATGATGTTCCCAACACAGCTACCCCTACAAAAACATCACCACCTACAACAGAGGCACTTATGCAATCCTCAACCACGACTCCCACATTACCACAACCAAAAGAAAAAGGCAAGTTATTTTTTCCATACCTTTTCCATTTAGGTAATCGAAAAGTTGTAGAACGACCAATGGCATCTACGATAATCCCATTATCCTTGATAGGAAAAACAATCCTTTTATCCTTGATGTCATAGTAGAGTGGTATTTTTTTATAATCAATTCCATATTCACTTGTAAATTTTATAATCTCAGGTCTATCTGCATGATGAACTATGTACTCAGGCATAGTAAATGTATCATCTAGTTGTTTAACTAATTGTAATGATGTCTTTATGTCATCAACAGATAAGTGTATTCTTTTTGAACCTGACAATCTACAAGATGCCTTGTAACAATTCCATAAAAGATTGCCCATATTATTTGTAACACTAAAAGTTTTATACCCATTACATTGTGGACAGTTATATCTTTTACTTTCTCCTACATTTAAGTGTAAATCATTTATATATGTATATACATTCATATGTGTATCACTTAATATGTATCATTTAATTATTAGTATCGTAATTTTTTCTAGTTGTCAAGGCTCTTTTTGCACTTTCATAAGTATTTTTCATGTAAGGCTTAACAGATTGTGGATTTGCATGACCTGTAACTGACATAATCTGACCCATTGAAACACCTGCCTCTACCATCTCAGTAGTACCTGTCCTTCTTAAATCAGCTATTCTAAGCTCATTAGGTAACCCACAGAGCTTGATAACCCTTCTTGCTACTATGGATAGCCTATGAAGTGAATAAGGCTTGTATGAGCCTCTTAGGGTGCTTGGATAGGGTGCGACATATTCTTGGAAGTCATAGTCTTGTTTCTGCTCCTTTAACATTTCAAGTAAATTTTCGCTGATAGGCAGGGTAACACTTGCACCTCTCTTAGATTGTTCAAGATTGAGTATGCCCTTGTCAAAATCTATGTTCTCAAACTTTAACATCCTCATATCTCCAACTCTCTGACACCATTCATATGACATTTGTATAATTAAACCTAAACTTCTATACTTAAAATCATTGTAACAGTAATCTAACATCTGTGTTATCTGTTCTCTTGTCCATACAACCTTTCTAGGCTTGGTAACTTTACACTTAAATGTAGAGAATGGATTGTATTCTGCATATCCCATCTCCATAGCAAAGGAATAAACTTTCCTAGATGTTGCAACCATGTGGTTTGCCATATAAATGCCACGTTTTAGCCACTTTTCATATGACTGCCTAGCCATAGCACCTGATAACTTATTTACTTTAGTTGTACAAATAAAATTTTTGTTGAGTTGAGTGCCTAACATTGACTCTAAACAATTCGTATAATCTACTTGAGTTTTATAGGCTAACATATTGAAATCACTAGATTTATAGTATTCGTTAACCAAATCTTTTATTGTCATCTTGCTCATTTTTTAACTCTCTTTCAATTTTGTTTTGTTCAACAAATCTGTTTAAAAATCTAGTAACAAAATCATCTATGCCATTACTGTGATAATGAACTTTGTATTTAGGTTTTCTTCTAGACCACCTGCCTGTAGTCCAATAATAAACATACTCCCTACCCTCTTCATTTTCTATGTAAATCAATGATGCAGGTAAATTTATACAATATTCAATCTCTTTTTCTTTGAGATAATTTTCAACAAACTCTAAACTTTCGTTTGTATCTTTTCTAAATACTGCATCTCCTTTAGAATTAGTTCTAACATATTTCCATTTGCCCATAATTTAATCTCTCCTAAACTCTATTATAACCCATGCTATGAACATAGGTATGAATGTTATAATATAGACTATCCAAACTAACAAGGAATAAACATTGTGCTTTTTTGAATAGTCCTTCCAAGATAATAATATCATATCATCTTCCTTTTGTTGTTGTTTTGTTTTAGTCATACAACTATAACTCTTGTGTCCAATAATTATATAAATCATTGATTGTTTTATCGTCTGCTTTTTTAATCCACTTCCAAGAATTGTTTGCTAACTTTTCTTGTTCAACAATAAATTTAATTTTATCTTCTTTTGTTATCATAATCCTACTCCAAAGTATCCAAATATAAATGCTACTGAACTAGCACCTAGTATTAACCAAATTAAATCTTCATTATTCATGTTCTCCCCCTTTGTCATTGTTATCTAACTCAAATCTTTTGCCATTGTAATATATAGCACGACTACGACTAGGTGTATGATATCCTTTTTGTATAAAGAAGTTTGGCTTTCTCTTTGCAGTTTCAAATGTTGCAACTGTTATTACTACTGCACCCAATATGAATACATGAGCAACTGCAGTTATACCAAACATCCACATACTACCAAAATACATAGAGAATGCAATACACCACATCCATGCTAACACTTGCATAACCATATGCCTAGTGTTTAAGTCAGGTATATGTCGCAAGGGATTGTATTCATAGTTCATGACAGATTGCCATGCATCATGTATTAATTTAATCATGTGTCCACTCCTCTTGTTTACAAAACAAATCTATACCAAAGTCATAACCTTGATTATAATAATGGTGTGATTTTTTCTCATCTCTTGTGCCATGTATCATAGCATCTGTAACACCATCTTTAAAATTTTCTATGATTTTATACTCTTTAATTTGGCTCTCAAGTTCTAACAAATTAATTTTTCTTTTCTCATATTGAGCATCTGTCTCAACGTAAGGTTTCATTTCTAATTGGTCTCTTTGTATACTCATGATAATAACTCCTTTGCTACTTCAAATACTGCATATGCATACAATAGTATTATTATTAATTTTAATGTCTTATTGAATGAATCATCAGACATCTTTACCCAATGTGGATAATCTTTTTTCTTAGCCATCATGATACCTTTATGGCTATATAAATACATAGTCCTATGATAACAAGTTTACCATAGTCGAGGTCATATTTTGTACCTTCTCCATATCTCTTGTTAAAATCTATGTTTAACCATTCTATTATTCTACCCCACATAATTATTCTCCTTTCTTTGTATCTATATAAATTCTCATGCAGGATGACTCACTTAAATTTTGTCCATAAGCAGTTCTTCCTTGTCCCTTGAGTTCATCCTTGATGTGCTGACCCTTTACTCTCAATATATATGATTCCCTATTAAGATACTTCTTACAAGTATCCACAAACTCTTGTCCCTCAGTATCGTTAGGTATCTCAGAGAATACATATCTCCATCCTTGAGTGTAACAATCTCTAGCATATGCCTTTCTCCATCTTTGTTCTTCCTTAGATAACTTATTTATTAGTTCTTCTTTTTCTTCTAGTTGTTCTTTTAAACTCTCTAGTTGATTAGATAAACTAACACCTTCATCAAGAGCCTCATCTTTTTCTTTTCGTAATTCTTCAAGAGTATAGTCTTTAGGTTTAACTTCGAGTTTTTTTTCTTCAATGACATCATTTAAAGTTTTTACTTGACTTCTTAAACCATCAATTATCTTTTCTTGATAGAGTAGCTGAGTATCTTTCTTTTCTAAGTCATCACTTATTTTAATTATATCACTAACTAATTTTTTAACTTGCATTGTTATTTCTCCTATTAAGTTCTTGGTTAAATGCTTGTTGGA